CATTACGGAAGTTCCGGCCGCAACGCCTTTGTTTGCATACCAGTCAAAGTCAGCATCTCCAAGGTACGCAACCGGATCGTCTTTATCGAGCGGTAGATTGCATGGACGGAGTTTGTTGTATGGCCACTTATCCATAAGATCATTCTGGACGGCATCCGTACCAGTCGCAAATTTAACAACAGCATCCGTATGCTGCCCCCACCGTTCCCATGTCGTAGTGGACTGCGGTGTTCCGTCTTCCATGCACATTCTTCGGATTCCAATGCATGCTGCACTTCCCATCTCTGCCTGCGAAATCCGCTTATTAAGATTAGAGATATTTTCTTCTATGCCTGGAATGATTTTCTGAACAGCAGCGACCTGTTTCGCACCCTCTGCGGTAACAGCTGCCACCTGTTTTCCTCCGGCAGAATTCACCGAGTCAACCTGCGCTTCACCTGCGTCAGAAACGGCAGAAATCTGCTTTCTGCCCTCCTCTGCAACTACGGCTTTCTGAGAATCCCCAGTTTCTCCAATTTCAGTTTTCTGTTTTGTGCTTTCCTCAGTAACCGCTTTGACCTGGCTATTTCCAGCATTGTTTACCGCTGCAGTCTGTTCGGCTCCGGCATCTTTTACTTTTTTAACTTCCCCATTTCCGGCAAGTTCCACGGCGCGGATCTGTTTTTCCCCCTCTCCGGAAACCAACGCAACCGTTTCAGTTCCGCAGTTTTTAACAGCTTCTTTTTGCTGGCTTCCGGATGCAGTTATAATATTTACCTGCTCGGCAGTTTTCTCGGCAATCTGCTGCGTACCACCGGTAACAGCAGTCCCGATATCTGCTAATGCATTTTCCTTTGCGGAATTTACCGCCTCGACTTCAGCGTCTCCCGCTCTGGCAATCTCAGTTACCTTTTCATTTCCTTTTGCCTCAATTCGTTCTGCCTGCTCATTTCCGGTCGTGCGGAGGTCTGTTTTGATTGCCTCGATATCTGCATCAAATCCATCTACGATACTCTGGATTTCCTGTTTTGCCTCCGTTTTCTGATTGTCGACAAATTCCTGGGTTTGCTTTTTTACCTCGCCAACAGATGAGGACTGCTGGCGGAGGACAGCTTCTAAGGCAGCCCGCTTTGCTTCCGCAACCGCCTCCTCGGCTTTTGCGGTGGCCGCTTTGACCTCTGCAGGAAATTTGCCAGCAACTTCGTCCACTGCCTTCTTGTCATTTTCAGTAGCTTTTTTTAATTCGGCCGCTTTATTCGCGTACCCGGAAGCAGCATCCATATAATCCGATGCGTTGTTCTCGGATTTTTTTGCGTTTCCCTCCGATTCGGATGCGTTTACAGCAGACCTGGAAGCTTCCAACTTTGCTTCCAGTGCGGTGGATGCGTTCTGCTTCGACTGTTCCGCATACTGGCGGTTAAGGTTTACCATATTCTTAAATTCTTCTGTCGCTTCTCCAGGGATAGCGATGCACTGCCATGTTTCCGTGCTTTCCCCGCAGACGGGAGGAACCCCGGCAATGATAGTCCCAAACTCTGCTACACATACATACGATCCACCATCCAGCGATACCAGGTCAAGGTACTCGTAGGATGCATCGGCGTCATATTCCCCTCTTGGGTTTAGCGATACATTTCCAAGATCGGTTTCGATATACTTGTTTTCTGTCTGCATTTTTTAACCTCCGTCTGTCATTTTAAATGTTTAATCGATACGATAACCGGCTCCCCTTTCTTCGAAAACGTACTTTATCAATGGTCGGATCTGAATACATTCTTAACCGACCATTCACAACTGCAAAAGAAGCAAAATACACATTTCCAGTATCTCCCTTAAGCTCCATTTCTTTTTGACGACAATACTGGTCTATTTTTCTTTTTTCGGCAGATACTTTCCCGGAGATTTCAACAAATCGGTTTTCTGCCTGTTCTGCATATTTTTCTGCCCGCCCTGCATGTTCGGAAGCTGCTTTTTCGGCCAGTTCGGCTCTCTCTGTAAGTGCAGTTATCGACTCAACTGCCGGGTAAAAGGGATTATCGATATCGTCATGGCCCTCCCAGTCGTCTGGCTTCGGGCGTGGGAACACCGGAATCCTGATCCACCACTCTGTTTTTCCACTTCCCTCCGAAGTTACGAAAATATACACAATTAGATTCCTGGATTGCCGCAGCAGCGCATCTGGGATATTAACTGCGGTTACTCCGCCCAAGCTGGATCCAATTCTAGTTATTGTACTGTTTCCACGCTCAATTCCGAAATGGATCTCAATGGCTGGCGGAAGAGCAAGCCCATGAATTTCGAGAACCTGTCCATAATCCCACTGCCAGACGTTTTCCGATTCTACGAAATTATTATCTTTTTCAAATACAGCGGTAATCATCAGCTACTCCTTTCGTATCATGTCAAATAAATAACGCTATATGACCATGACACAGCCCCATTATTATTCGACTGATTGCCCCACGTTCGTCCAGATACATACACATGTTGTCCCTTTTTCAACCTTGCATTGATAGCAAATGGCTGTGCGCCAGCTTTACGTTTCAAATTGTTAGCGCTAATAACCACACCGTCTGTCGAAATATTGGTTTCAGTCCCAGTATCCCAGGAACCATCTGGACATCCTCCTGGTGTTGTCGCATGGGCTCCGCAGCTTCCGGCTTCTGCATTACCAGATATAATAACAATACAATCTTCTGAAGCAGTAAACGTCCCCCACTGGTTATTTGTAACAACAGAGCTTACTCTCAATTTCGAAGCATCAATCATTCCATAGTCATTAGGGCTGTTTTTAACAGCCTGTTTTCCATCAGCAACGCCAGCATTATATCCGTTACTATACCCTTTCTTATAGCTCTCCGAATCAGTATTCACCCGCCCATCTGCTTCAGCTATGCCTTTGTTGTAGGACGGTCTGGAATCCAACGTGCCGCCGGAATAATACCCTGCATCCACTGTTTTTGTCGTATTTGATTCATTCCAATTCAGCGCACCGCGATTTTTCATCGTTCCTTCCGTAGCATCGTCGTCACTGTCCGATGTCACTGCCGTATATCCTTCCAAAACATGGGACTTTTTCGCAGTCAATTCCGCCGACATTACCCCACCGCCGGATTTCAACAATAATGCTTCTGCCATTCCCTACACCCCCTTAATCTGCACTGCAATGTCAGCAGTAGGTTTTTTATTGTAACACCAGAAAGTAATGCTGCCTGCCCCTGTTACGGCTCTGTCAAGCATGGAAAACGCCTTGCTACGCGCTTTCACAGTATCTGCAGTAAGCTCCGCTTCCAGGTACTGTGTAATGATAGGAACATCATTCGCAGTCACCCCATCGACTTTTACCGTCTGTTTATAAGGCGCAGTGCTTGACCACCCTGCTGCCGACAGAGTTGCCTGTTTCACAGATGCTGTCCGATCAATTTTCTGATTCAATGCCTTATCATTGTTCAGAAAAATTTCGAAATAATCGTTGATAAAATGCCAAATAACCGGATCGGTTGAGATAACTGCCCTCACAGAATCTAAATTCAGTGTCGGATTCTCCGAGGTAACAAAATATGCTGCCATACAAACTTCCTCCTTCTATTTTTTCAGAATGTATCTTCTATCTGCAGAACCATTTCAACATCTGCACTCTTGATCTTTTTGTCGAACGTTTTGACACAAAGAACCATTCCATCGGTATCGTATAAACCGACCTCTGAAAATGATTCTCCCACATGTTCGGTTTCCAGAAGAACCACTTCGTACAGATATCCTGCCGGATCGACTTTTTTAATGCTTTCAAAATCTTTTCTCAGGACTTCATGTTTCAATCCAGTCTGCTCCGGAGTTGGCTCATATGCGCTGCCATCATCAGCAAGACCATTTCCAAGTACCATTCCTGCAATTTTCCATCCGTTCGACCCATTATGCCGCATTTCAAGCATCTTTCTTTTCGCCTGATTCAGCAAAATTGCATTTCCCAACTCGATATCCTCCTTTCCGACAGATTCTTTCCATTGTGCTGACCCATCGAACTTCAAGGAACCGTCCCAGCGGTTATAGATCAGCTGATCTGAATGAAATTCAATCTCGCCGTCCCATTTAAACCGTCCATCCCACCGGTGTCCGACCTGGGTAAACCAGTAAACCTTGAATTTTTCCCACCCTGACATGTCCACCGGTTCCCGGTATGTTACACGAAAGAGGATCTTCACGCCGCCTGCGCGAATTACCATCGGTTTAACCGTGCCCGGGTCCAGATCATCCATCGCAACGCCCTCTACACCAAGTACAATGCAGGCAGGCTCCAGTTTTGCTTCCTCGTAATTCAGATGTGCCCCTTCCCACAAAAAGCTCAGACCTTTCATAATATCCGGATACGCAGCATTGGAATTATTCTTCAACGCCTGGAAACGCAGCGCTTTTCGGTAAGATTCATCATCCATATTTTTTACAGATTCCCGGTTCATCAGGATGCCTGCATCCCGGCGGGACATATTTACAATATCCCCGATCATATCCAGGTTCTTCCCGACTGCCGCATCAAGATCGGTATCAACAACCAACTGACGGTGCATAGCTTTTACCTCATCCAGTTGTCTCGAAAATGCTCGAATCAAAATATCAATGTTTTTCTGGTTCCGGAACTGGCAGGGGATATCAGAAACCCATTCTTCATACATTGCGCTCATGTTTTCAATACCACCTCAATCCTGGACGCATCGACCGAAATCGTCTGACGCTCATTCGCCGCAATATTTCCTTCTGCATACGCCTCCGGTTTGGCACTCGAAAGCTGTGTTCCTGCGACAGTGATCTTGCAATAAGAAATATTCGACAAGACACTGTAAATACCAGCAATGTATGTCTGGGACAGGAAACTGTCTCCAACCGACAGCCCTTTTGCCCCGTCACAAATTGCACTCTGCACGATATTCACATAATCCGGGTCGATGCTCCCGCCGTTCCCGGTCAGCTCAACCTTTATCCAGGCATAAATATTTTCCGGTCTGCGGAAGCTGATCGGGACATTGTCTCCATATTCTCCCAGGACATTTACGATTACATCGCCGTATGCCTGAATACCGCCTGCTTTTTTTGCAAGGATCTGTGCTGCAATCTGCTCCGGCTCCCCGCCGTCTACAATTACCTCAACACAATGCGGAGGGCGTCCTAGAGCATCTGTCTGGTTCGTTGCATTTTCATAACACCGCACATCTTTTACGCCGCTGCAGTTCTCCAGAATAGCCGCTTCAATACTCTGCGTCTGGGTGGATGATGCATAATAACTTTTCCGAATGTAATCCTGCCGGAACGAAATATCATCCTGCTGAATCCGTCCCGCGGTAGGCTCAATCCGGTTATCAACCGCCTGCAGCCCGGTTACGTTCGAGGTAATCTTTGTAATGCTTCCCTTCGGGCACCGGATATCGCCATACTCGACCGTCAGGAAATGAACGCAACTCACAACATATTCAGTAGTCAGGTTATTCGTCAGCAACACCTCATTGCTTCTGGACGTGGTATTGTCAGAAATCACGAGCATATCCTTTTCCTTTACCGCAGTATATCCATCCACCTGAAACGCATCATACAAACCGGAAATGATATCAGCCGCCGTAGCGCCTGCGGACGCTCCATAGCTGTACAAATTTCCATTCAGTTCAATTGTATATGTCCCCGCCCCGGCTACGACCGGCTTTACCGCAATCGCATTGCAGGACGCTCGCTCTACCACCGTATCTCCGGCACACTGCAGATTCACCACAGGGTTTGTGATCGACGAAATCAGGCTGCCTTTCGGAATCATTGTTCCATCAGTAGCCCGGCAATGAATAATATATTCTGTCCGCTTATTGGCTGCCCGGAATACATGCCCATACTGGCAGGCATTGTCCAGGTTAATCCCTTCCGCCGTGCTAGGGTACTTCGCGTAATACGAATCCTGTCCAACCTCCCACAAGGCAGCAATCTTGTCGCAAAATGGGATAATCAGGGCCGCATTCAGAAGCGACTGAGGGTTCTGGGACACATCAAACCCCAGTGCCCCGGAAATATCACTCTGCACCTCATTCAGGATCGTATCGAACCGCTTCATCACGAACCCTTTTTCTGTTACTCCATACTCTGCCATATGCTCACCTCTCCTTCGTATTTCTCACTATTCTCCAAAACAACCGTGTACCGGATCACGGCCTTGCGGTTCTTGGGATCAATCAGCACTTCCAGGTTCTCCACCCTCTGCACACCGTCAACCTGCGTGATCTGTTTTGTGATCTCACTCATAATCACGGTCTTGTTCGGATTCTTTACCAGCACATGCTCATAATATTTCACACCATATTCCGGACCGAACTTCCACTCTCCGAACCACCAGCGCAGCCGGATCAGGATTGCCTGCATAATGCTGTCTGTCTTTAAAATGTCATTTTCTGAAATCAAAAGATCCCCGCTCTCTGTCATTTGCAAATCATTCATGCGTTCCTCCCGTCTATGTATTCGCTCCGGAAATATCGCCGGTCGCACGGATATTTCCCTGCACTGTCAGATTTCCTTTGATGCTTACCGCTCCGGATAATGTTGTCTCGCCGGACACCTCCAACCCATCCTGCAGCTTTACTTTCCCGGACACTTCCATGCCCTCACCACTCAGTACGATTTTATTTTCTCTATTTGCGATCACGACTGCATCCTTTTCATTCGCTTCATTCTGCGCATCAACCGGAGCAACCATCAGTCCCGGTATTGCGATGCAATTCTGCAACTCAAACCGTTCATTTGCCTGTGCTTCTGTAGTGCCCGTAAGGAACGCAGACAGGCTTTGTTCTGCGCAGACGAGTAAAACTGCATCGCCCTCTTTCAATGGGATGCACACGGCTATCCCGAGTTCATTTGCCATCATGCAGACCGGTACTCCCGGTACTACCGGATATTCCATTTCGATATTCCCAGCATAAAAGCTTCCGACTGGCTGCACATCCACCAGCCCGGTATCCGGATAGATTGCAAGAATCTTTCCAGGCATAGCAGTATGTAACCCATTGTTCAGGACATCCTGCACTACGCCCTCAACCGCATCTACTACTTCCTGTGTCACGCCGTCACCTCCACCAGCTGAGCTGTACATGTCCAATCGCCGGAATAATTATCCCCGCGGTACGTCTGTTTCTTTACCCGAAAAACCCCGGTCAGGTTCTTCGATTCCACCTTTACGAGATCGTTGATCCCAATCGCGCCATTGATAAAATATTCCACTTCATACCCAGGGATACCGCTGTCGCTTTTCCCAGATTCAGAGCTTCCAGAAGATTCGCTTTTTGTTTTCTTTGTGCCAGTCTTACTGGTAGAGGATTCGCTGATCGTTATCTTCTTAGGAATGCTGATAAGCCCTGTATCCGCGCTTAATACATATGCCTGTGTTGTAATGGCTTCCCCTGGATAAAACACCTGCAACACGCCGTTCTGCATCGAAAAAGACAGTCCTGCTTTTGCCACAAGCGCCTGCAGTCCTGCCTTTAATCTTCCAACATAACAATATCCATTCCCGTACTTCGCAGTGGCAAGCAGCGCTGCCGCCTGCTCTGTGATAATAACAGATTCAACTCCCATCTGTGCCTGAAATTCTGTCAGTACCATGTCCGCCGTCACAACGTCATTGATCGACATCGAACCGACCGCATCATAATTCGAAAAACCATCAATCAGTTCCAGCTCCAAAGTGCGGTCAGCCCCGGAAAGTGTCTCCGTAGGGTTTGAAACCGATCCCAGGAACAGGGAACTGACCGCATCCGTATAACCCGCCTTGATTTCTACCATACAGCCATCCTGTCCCAAAATAGCCTTATGGGCAGCGCTCAGATTCGAAATCTGAAGCTTTCCGGTATTACTGCTTTGCGTATCTGCCTTTTCCAGCTCAAAATTGACATGCAGCGGGCGATTATTCCCAAGGCTGGAGATTTCAAATCCCTCCTGACCGGGAACGCCTGCCGTAATTACATACTGTCTCAGCCAATTCATGCCGTTTCCTCCAATTCTTCATTTCCGATATACGCGAACTTCGCCCGACCATCTTTAAAGCTATTCCGCCCGACCTTATCATCTGCGGAAAAGCAGCCAAACTGACCATCCGGCAGCTCCGTATACCGGTAAAAATACAATAATGGAGAATAAGGAACGATCTTTGTCATTGGCAGAATGGGATTCATCCGGATATCATACAGTCCAAACGACCAGTAATCATATGACGGATTGTAACAAAATCGGATATAAAATTCTTTTCCGGAAAGCGTTATTCTACTCACGCTGTCATTCATATCCGGAACCGCAATATAAATCATCTTTCCCTTTCCTCCCTCCTACTTGCCAAACGAATACAGACCCGTTTTATTGCCGATTCCGTTTGCAATATTATACAAAAGAGTGCTGCCCTTTTTGGCAGTGCTCTCGCTTCCTTTTCCGTTCCCAGTGCTTCCGCCGGAACCAGACTGCCAGTCACCCGCAGGAGTTGAGGTTGTATCGGAAAGCTTCGTTGTCGATGCCGATCCTGCCGACTGCGCCGTTTTTCCTGATCTTGCATAGGATTCCGGAACTGTCGTGGTACGCGCCGCCGTTACTGTTACCTGGGAAAACTCGACCGGGATTTCTCGGGCGTATCCAACGGATACTGATTTTTTGAACGAAATGCTTTTGATAACCATGTTTTCATAAGATCCATCCCCAGTAACCACTGAAATCAGCTCACGGGATTCGTATAATGCAAGCAGCTGGTCACACACCTGTCTGACCCGTGCTTCACCGCCGCCGTGGCGGCTACGCCATGTTACCGGGGTAGCCGTCACATACAATGTCATTTTCAGCCCCATCGGTTCCAGTGCCACATTATCACTTACACTGTATCCTTCATCAATCGGATACTGCGGGACACTCGCGCTGTAATCCTCTGTCGATTCAATCAGTGCGTCAAATTCAATGCCTGCAACACTTACAGGCTGTTTCGGACCTGTCATGTTGTCTTACCTCCCAAGTGCAAGGGCGTGTGCAAGATATGTTCCTGCATCCTTTGCGTTCCGATCCATCTGTTTCGATGCCTGTTTCTGATTTTCCGCAGCGCCGCCGTTAAACGTATTCTGGAAATTGATGTTCTGGATAATGCTTCTATTGCTGCCAGCCTTTGCCGCCGTAGCATCATTGACTGTCACAACCCCTGCAAACGAGCCGAATCCGGAACCATCCATCCATTCTGCCGCACCTTTCAGCACACCTGCAACATCCTTTACAACATCCTTCAGCTTGCCCTTATTCGCCGTAATACCCTTTGTAAACAGCTGCATCATGTCCGGCATCCAAGTATCCGCGTCAGCCAAAGGTCCTGTATCTGGCTTCGAGAAGTGCAAAAATTCTTTCACAGTATTGGCTACTTTTTTTACATTTTCTTTCAACGCAGATATTTTGTTTTTTATACCGTCGATGAATCCCTGCAACATATCCATGCCATACTCAAGCATTTTTGCAGGGATTCCGCCAAATATTGCATTCAGGATGTTCCAGAGAGCCATGCCAAAGTTTACGAACAGATCCTTTAAGGCTTCCAATATACCACTGAGAACCTCAGATGCACCTTCTGTATCACCCGTAAGAATCACAAACAGACCTTTTATCAGATTCACAACCAAACTTACAAATGGTTCTATCAGCGAAAGGATTCCGCCAATTGTGGTTCCTACAATATTCAGCAACCAACTAAGAATTTCCATGATATCAGAACCATGGGCAGCCCATGCAAAACTAAGATATTCCATCACATCCGAGCCAATCTGCTTGATATATCCAAATACATCCCCGAAAGCCTGCCCGATGCCTGCGAATTTCTCTCTGGCAGCATCAATGTCAACGCCAGCACTTTTCAACAGTTCCCCGAACAACGAATCTTTCCCATTCAGGAATCCAATAAAATCCTGGATGATCAAAAAAAGAGCCACTGCTATTCCGATAATAACAAGCCCTTTTGCCCCGACCATCTGTATCACTTTCAGCATTCCCTTGATCTTTCCAGTTGCTCCATAGATTTTCTCGCCAAGACGATATGCCAACAATGCGCCGACAGCAACCGAAAGCAATTTTACCGCATTCTCCGTTCCACCTACAAAATCAACCACTTTCTTTCCAGCAGAATACAGCCTTTCCAGCCCATTCTTGATATGCCCGGCTACCGTTTCTACTTTATGAAAAACCTTATGCGCTGTCGTCCCTTCCTCATTCACATCACCCAGCCGCTCCGTGAACTCTTTCAGCTTTGTAGCGCCCTTTGAAAGAATGCCAACTACCTTATTTGCATACGGAAGGATGAACTTTCCAACATTTTCCTTGATCTCTTTCAGCTGAGCATTTAACTGTCGTGACTGGCTTTCATAGGAATCCATGCTGCGCACAGCATCGCCCATGGCATCCTGCGATTGATTCATAATTGCAGTATACCGCACCTGCATTTTTGTAGCTTCGTCAAGGGCTGTGAACTTTCCTTTTAACCCCATCGTTTCCATCGCAGTCGCAATAGTATTGTCGTTCAGAACCGCGCCCAACTGCTTTGCGCACTCTGTCTCACCCATCAGAGCCTTTGACATCGCATTTACGGCGGCGTCCTCATCCAGGTTTGCAAACGATGCAATGTCAATCGCAGATTCTACCATCTGTTCAGACAGCTGTGCTGCAGCCTGGCGGTCCATACCAAAACCAACAAGCAAGTTCTGGTTGTCTGCCAGATACGTCTTGATGGAATTTTTCGATCTACCAATGGCATTTGCCAGATTTTCTGCCCACGCATCGACATCTTTGCTGATCGTATCAAATACGACGTTGAATTTCTGCTCCATCTGCTCAACATCAGATGCCGCCTGCATAGCATCCTTGCCAAACTTTACCACACCAGCCATAGAAACAGTAATGCCGACGGCTCCAAGGATCTTTTTCACAGCTCCTTTCAGCGCGTCGGCTTCGTTGATAACCCGGTTTTTGGAATCTTTGTCCGTTTTATATGCAAGCAGTACGAACAGACTCCTTACAATTTCACCTGTCATTTTCCTCCTTTCTACTGCTTCCCAGCATTTTCAGCCATGCCATTTTCAACATCTATCTGCATAGACATCAACGCATGTAACTTCAATGCTTCGTCCAGTGTGTAATACTCTTCCAGTTCAAACATGGATGTCATGCCGTTCCGGATTAGCATGAACATTCTCAGCTCCAGATCTCCGAAACAACTGAGGTCAAAATCCCCGTATTTGCTTATTTCACCAGACGAATCAGATTCTTTTCGAGCCCTCCAGATTGGGTGAGAAGCTTCTCGAAAAAACCGGAGTAATTCACCTTGATAACCTCTACTGCCAGCCGCAGCAGCCCGTCAACATTCTGGCAGAACAGGCTGTCCAGCAAACTCTGATTCAGGACTTCCTGCACCATCGAACCGGACTGATCGCGGTACTGGCAGCTGATGTTTCCTTTTCTCAGCAACAGCTTATCCAGAAGTTCTTCTGCTTTGTCCCCGTCTAGTGCTGCGAAGGCCCCGGTAATCATAGGCATTGCCTTGTTTAAATCCAGTGCAACGCTGCCATCCGAATCATCCCCGGCAACCGCCGGTAGCAAACCAACAAATACCGGGCCAATCATTTTGCCCAGCTCGACGGACAAATTGGAGGCATACATCGCGCCAAAAGGGTAGATTGCAAACTCTACCCCATCCATACTGATCGTTGTAGGATCGATCTGTTTCAACATTTCGCTTCCTCCTTTAACGTTTTATTCCGTGAATTTTCCACTTCCGCAGTCAAGCTGCCATTCCCTCGTCCCAGCTTCTTTCCCTCTAGCCCAGGATGCCTTTTTCACTACCCAGGCTTCGTCTGTGGTAAACTGCTCATTACCCATAAGGTCTTTGACGATAAATGGAACAATTCCTTCACCATCCTCCATGTCCTTGTCCTGCAGATTGGAAAGGTACGCATTGGTAACACTGTTCTGGAGCAACACAACCTTAATGCTGTACGATCTGTCCGGGCTGATCGACCGGACAACCTCACCGTCACAGCCAACTTTCTTAGTTACGCCATCGCCGGACGCTTCAATTGTCACAAACGAATCATCCGCAAAGCCAGTTGCAATATGGGAACCGATCGCAATCTTTACTTTCTTCGGGTCATAGGTATGTACATTAGCCATATAAGCTTTCCTCCTTCTTTTTCAGGCATCAATAAACCAGTTTGCCTTTCAGTACTGCTGCATGGATCGCTCCAGCAAGGCGTGCAACAAAGGTAATCCCGGTCAGTTTCCTACTTTTCTTTTCAGCAGCACTGATATTTGCCGATCTCGGAACGACCACTTCATAGCCTTTCGCTACATTGCCGTCCTCATCGTACTGATCCGTATCAATGCCGCCGGTTTTCTGGGCACCAGCCAGAACTGCTTCTACGACATTCTGAATGCCGGTAATACCAGCATCGTTATATGGAACTTTGGTCTGCTTCGCCAGATATGCGAACACCTGAAACTGCAGCTCATTGATAAGCCAATGCCGCAGCCTTACCACGTCGATCCATTCCCCGGTACCTACCTTGCCTTCGCTGGTTACATCCCGGTTTGCAATTGTCTGGTACACATTCACATTCTTCACCCGCAGGGATGCCAGCTTTGCCGCAGTCAAAACAGACGGCGTGATTCCTTTTAAGGTTTTCAACGCCCATGTCTCAGCGCCAGGCTCATAACCAAAACAGGTCGCCATATAGGCAACCGCAGCATATTTATTTGCTTCCGGCTCCGCTGCAAGCCCCGTAGAGCCAGCATACAGAACAAATGTATTTTCGTAAGATGTCAGGTCGATCAGCAGTTCATCGGTCGTATACGAATATCCAAACAGCTTGCCATTCGTGTCCGCCCATTTTGCCGCCAACTGGATATCAGCATTCGCAGAACAATCCACTAGGACAAATCCATACCAGCCGGAAGATGTAGCCGCCCTGTTCAGGCAGGCATCAACAGCTTCCTCTGATGCTCTCGCCGTCACATATACTACATCTGGCTTAGGGTCCTGCATGAACGCCAGTTCCACTGCCTGATGTCCACTCTCTGTAACTGTATATCCGTAGCTCTCCAGTTCCTTTACCGATCTTACCGGGAGAGCATCTGGAATTGTCCCTTTTGCCTTTTTCGGTGCCGGGAGAACCAACAGCATATTGCTGTAAGATGCGCTACTCGCCACAGGGTCTTCGATTGTGATCGTTACATCTACCACATCATTTACGTTGCTCATCCTTTTCCTCCATTTCTACTTCATTGATCGTTTCCAATTCATCCACCATATCTTCGTTACCACCGCCGCTGCTGTTCGGGAGGACTTTCCCGTTCTGCCCAAACCGACCACATGCCCGGTCTGTGTACGTCACTTCCAGCTCCACCATGGCTCGAAACCTGTACGAGCTGTCATTTACCAGATACGCAAGGTCCTGAATGTCCCCAACAACGGAGATTGCCACATCCTTCCGGGACATATCATCCAGGATCGCATCGGATTCCAAATAATTCAGGAACCCGTTCATATCCGACAGCGCTGTATTTTCATATACCGGGGTCTGCCCAATCCCGGCAATGTTCTCGCCCGCGGTATAGAGGTTCACATCCACATTCGTTTTGCACTCCATGTAATCAAAAAAACAGTGATGATCTTCGTCATACACTGTGATTTTCCCGCTTCTATGGATGTTTCCTGCCTTTAAACTCACATAAGGAACAGGGCGCTGCACCAGCTTATGCTCTGCAAAAAACACATGCCCGTCCCCGAAATAAGCTGCCAGCAGCTCAACGAGATAGGTTTTTACCTCTGCAATTGTCACTTTTTCTTCCTCCACGGCGGCTGATCCTGATCCATGCAGCGAACCCATGTACTTGTCCAATGGGTCAGCATCGTGTTGTCACTCAGTACCGCAGACCGGCACTCATACCACTTTCCGCGGTACAGCAGCATATCCGCAGGGACACCAGCCGCTTCCTCCGCAGGCATAACCTCATCATTCGTGTACAGTACAAGCTTCTGAGTGGTATAATCTCCGGTATCAAACGTCCTGGTCGATCTGTCCGTGGTCTGCACATCCGCAACTATTTCCAAATCATCAAAGCTTGCGAACCCATACCCGTCCATCGACTGTCCGCCGCGGAACCTACGCAAAGGATACTTTTTCAGCCAGAATCCAATCAGCATTCACACCACCTCATTTCTTTTCAATCACATAATTGATCGAAGCCCTCATTATGCCACTGTCTACCAGCGGATGGGAGGAACCTTTCTTACGGATTGTGGAAGCTGCGTTCGGTGCAAAATTTCCATTGTCAATTTCAACCTGCATGTAATCCTTCTGCGTCTTGCCAATTTCCCCCAGCGCCGCCTGCGCCGTGATGCTGCCATCCATAACACCCGCCGCCAGCTCCCTCATATAATCAGCCATTGTGTCCTTGTTGTTATCAATGGACTTCCGCATAAAAGGACGGGACGGCATATTCACCGTCCCAAACTCATTCCATGCTGCTACTTGTGCTACCAATGGCGCATCTGTATTATCCGTTCCTTTTTTTCCTCTTCCTCGCCGCTTTTTTTCTTTTACATCATTCTGGAATCCAACTTTCACTCTCAGGCTAGTAAGCTCTTCTAGTTGCCGGAAAACCCGTTCGCCTACAGGCGTCCATCCTTCACCATCCACGCGCTGATCCCTCCCCGGCACTGATAATCGGGATGATCGCGTTCCGCCGGATGGTCAGGTATTCCAGCCCATACACCGTCAGGGCATATTCTGCATCAGACTGCAGATTCACAGTCTGATTTGTTCCAAAAGACACCGTAGTGCCGCCCTCAGAATACGATGAAATCCGGAGGGAATCGCCGATTCGAATCCCCCCATTTTCTCCATGCCCGCTCATTTTCAGTTTATGAGCCGTCAGATATGCCAGAGCTTTCTGATACGTTTTCCCAAACCGCTTTTCAGATATCTGATCTGCATACAGCTCAAGATATGTCCGCAGCCCGTATGTAACAACTTCCCCTGTTTCCGGGTCAATCACATCCTCATTCGGAATATCTGCGAACTCCGGGGCTACAATCCGGAAAATGTGCAGCGCATCCATACAGAACACCTCACTTTATTTTTTCAGCGTTGCTTTTACCTTTTTACGGATATCAGCTACGTCCTTGCATTCTGCAGGATTCACGCCCATTTCAATCGCAACCGCCGCCAGCTCTTCCTCAGTCATGGAATCCACTGCAGCAACTCGTGCCTGCTTTGCGGCTGTCTTTGCAGCGGCATCCGCTTTCGCCTTTTCTGCCTTTGCCGTCTTTTCTGCTTCTTCCTCCGCAGCTGTTTTCTTTCTCGCTTCCTCGATGATCTGAATAAAGCCCAGTTTTCTGTAAACCTCCAGGACAGCGCTGTTCTCGAACGCTTCCGGAACAGTAACGACAGAATCGGGGAGCACACTGACTTCTCCAATCCCGATAATCTTATTGGATGTGTTTTTAATTTTCACAGCAATTCTCCTTTTTCTTTTCTCAGATGCCGACTGCGATCAGTGCAGACAGCGGGTAATACATTACGATACCAGCAACCCTTTCCTCACAGGGAATGACAACTTCCAGGCTCCGTGCCTGCAACGCATACTGGTAAAAAGGCATCGGAATTTCCAGAGAGAATTTCTCAGGATCATTCGTGAACATAAATGCCAGATCAACGCCATAAGGGTTGGTTTCCGTGCTGCCGCCTGCGATTTCAGGGGCAGAAATAATATCTTTCAGGTAAGGTGCATTATCCATCAGGAACTTCCGGACGGTCACATCCGTGTTGGGAAGTCTACGGGTGGAAATATCGATGTACTGCGCCGGAGGAATAACCAGTGTATCAGCACGTTCCACATTCTTTGTCAGCGCTGCCTGATATCCGGTCATGCCGTTGATATCATCCAGGATTTCCTGCGCAGACTTATCTTTCCAGCTGGTTTTGCCACCCTCGACAGCGTTCAAGGTATACAACGGAATGTTGTTGCCATCGCTAAGCACACCCATCAGGTTATGCTTCTTGTCACCAGCCCACGCAATCGTGTTTACTTTCAGGTCCGCCGCATATCTCGCTGCAGATGCTTTCCGGACATCCAAGGACTTTCCTGCCATTCTGGACGCTCTCATATCCTGCATGGAATAGCCGTAGGACGTGCCAACAGATCTGATATATGCCGTAGTGGGAGCACCCTTTACGTCTGCTCTGGGAAGGTCATTTGCATAGTTGCTGATAATCTCAGCCATGCCGACCTTCTCATAAGAGTAATAGGTCATGCTCTCTGCTCCTTCCGGCACTTCATGCGTAATCGGGAATTTTGCCAGCGCGGTAAATTCCGGATAAATCTTGTCATAAGACTTGGATTTGATGTAGTCCAGTTCACGTGCAAAGAAAATAGATGCATCTTCTGCACCATCAAAGCGCATGCCCTCGCCACCAGCCAGTGCCGGTGCAAGGTTGGACGCTCTCAGTGCTGCATAGTCCGCGGGATCATATCCCTCAGAGGGTCTTGCGGGGTTGTAACGTTCGTTCATTCGTGTAGTCCTCCTTTGTTTTTCCTTTAAAGTTCAATAACTGCGATGCCCTCATCTGCCTGTGCGCCAAAAACAGCCCCGATGGACACCGTAGTACCATGGAGCTGTTTGCTCAGAACATAATCACCGACAGCAGGCATATAACCGGCGGCAACCGGTGTTACCTCACTGATTTTGATCTGGGTTGCTGTAGGGGATGCGGTATCCTCAACCACTTCTTTCGCACTGGCAGTTTCGGAAGCCACTTTCACATATGCCGTATAGGCTTCTGCCTTATCGGTAAACATGCCCGCATCATCGCCGTCTACAACCACTCTGGCTTCCTTGCCGTATTCGGGTTCGCAGCTGCCGGATACCCTGCCCCAGATTTTGCCTTTTTTCATGACACTCAGGGATGCGCCATTTTTTACGACTGCCTTTCCAGACATGTCCTGTTCCACATTTGCCACTGCAACCAGGATACCTTCGATCTTTTCTTTTGTTGCGCCAGTCTCCACTTTCTTTACGGACACACCGGCAGAATTGCCGATCTGAACCGCCATACCAAACTGCAGCTCGCCGTCCGCAGCTTCGTTGTGTCTGGACACCACATTGTCATAAGACAGGTCAAATTTGCCGCCAGGCACGCCCTTCGGGATTCTGTATTCATAGTTCGTCTGTGCTGCCATCAGTTGTTTCCTCCTTTTTCTGCGTTCTCTCTATCAAGCATCCGCTGTCTTGCGGAAGCAGCCATACTTTTGTTCCCGGTTCCGTCATTTCTCATCTGGGAGCCGGAACCATTCATCTGCCGTCTCTGGTATTCCACGCCGCCGGTCTTGAATTTTTCCTGCGTCTTTGCGCTTTCACACGCCAGATCATATGCAGCATTGATATACTCTGCGCCCTTACCGTCCAGTCTCAGGTCCGGCAGGACTTTCTCGATAATCGCTCTCTTTCCTTCTTCAATGGTCTTTTCTTCCAAACCATCCAGACGGAGCTTGTCGCCCATCCGACAGATACCCAAACGCTGACGGAACACTTCATCCGCAGAATCCGTGTTCAGCTTCTCTGCGCCGCCGCATTCCGCACCGTCCCCGTTATCGCCCGTTTCAGGCGTTTTTTCTGTTTCGGGGATATTTTTCCCATCATCTGCATTTTCAACCTTGCCCGGGGCTGTCATGGGTGCTGCACCGCCCTTTAAAACAGAAAGAAGCTGTTCTAATACAGAAACAGCTTCCATCACATCGATACCGTCTTTTGCTTCTTCCTTTACAGTTGCATCTTTAACCGAAGGAGCCATGGAAGCTTCCGGCGCTTTTGCAGGAACATTTACCGGAGCTTCCGGCTTCTCTGCCATAGTTGCCGCAGGCACAGGATTTTCTCCCTGTCCATCACCAGCAACCGCCGCCTTTTCCCCGCCTGCCGGGTGCGCATCCCGGTATGCTTTCACTGCCGCCAATAATTCTTCCGGCGTCAGGTCAATGCTGTCATTGTGCTTCATATCGCATTTTCCTCCTTTGAGCACCGGCTCGTCTGAGCCGTCAATATTTAACCGTGCCTGATCTCCTGCCCGTGCATCCCTTACAAGGGCAAGGTGGTTGATCCGGATGTTGCTCTGGATCGCATCATAGTGCTGTCCCTCCCATTCCCCGGGTTCTTCGATCAGGTCCAGGCTGTAGCCAAGGGATAATTCCCGTAATCCACTGGATTCCATCGAATCCGTATCGTGGATGATAATTTCTGCACGGACATCGTCTCCGTCCTGATATCCGGCACTGAGGATCGTTCCGATCTGCTCATTTCCGACATTGTTTTTGCTGATCCGTCCAGCATTGTGTGTGATAATGATCGGCTTTCCCCTGTACGTTTTCAGCGATTCTTCGTCAAAAATATATTCCGGAAGCCTTAATTCCCTACGCGTGCTTCCGTCCGGATTCACATACTGAAAAATACCTACGGAGGTCAGAACCGGATGATCTACCAGATATCCTTCCTTTGTCCAATAGGTACTGTCGTTTTCATCCAGCCGGATGCTGTCGATTCTCCGTGCGTGCCGAATGGGTTCCGCCCTCTTTTTGTGGATGTTGTTTTCTTCCACTGTTTCCTTTCTCCTTTCCTTTTGGTCTCATTTTCTTGCAGACATTCCTGACCGCTGTGTCCGCGGTCATATCCGGATAACCTTCACTGTTCACTGCTCCACCTCCTGCAGCTACAGGGCAGCCGATACGGTCTACGATCAACTGACCTCATAGCCCTTGTACTCAATTCCGGTTGCCTGGTCTTCCAGCGGGAGGTTCAGCCGACTGCGATTAAAGACAGGTCTGCCAATACACCGGCAGTTATAATCCTGTCCGGGGTTGCACCGGCGGCCTGTCTTTTCATCCACGACCGGCGGGTCTCTCCAGCTGAATTTGTGTCCGTCCAGTTTCCGGTGGCTGGCTCGTACCCTCTCATCTTTGCAGTCGTCCCAGATATATTCCGTAATGCCCGCATCCTCCTGCTGGGCTCTCTGTATATCGCTGTTCAGCTTTGCGATCTGATCCCTTGCCAGCAACAACGCTTTTTTCCGTGTAACCCTGTAGCTTTTCCGGATTTCCTTTGATATGGCGGTTGTCGTCATTCCGGCGGTGTACCCGTCATAAATAATGTCCCGCATATCACCAAGGGTATTTTGCGGGATGGTCTTAATCAAACCAACATTGTATTCCACCCAGCGTTCCAGCTGCTCAATGTAAAAATCCCCAAGGTAATAATCTTCCCGGATATCAATTCCAAGCGTATTGTGAATCGCCTTTTTCCATTCCTTTACGGTCAGCTTCCGTGTCAGGTTTGCCAGGCTTTCCAGCTTGCGGCGCAGCCCAAAACCGGTTGTTTTTGCAGTAATCATGTTCAATATCTGGTTCAAAAGCTGCGTCACGGCAAGCATCAGATCCGTAGCCGAATCATTCCGCATCCCAGATACCTCCGCATCCCGTTCTTTTTTATACAATTCCAAAAACGCTGGCAGATCTTCATCCAAAACATCCTTTACGATCCCGACATAGGCAGTGACGATCCGGGCATATTCCCGTTCGGCTGCCGCCGGAATCTGCGGAGTGTATTTGCTGTACAGATTCTCATGACTTCCGAACGCCCGATCAGCCTTTGCTTTCAATAATCGCTTCTGCTTCCATTCCTCCGTCTTCTCCACCTCCTTCCTGTTTTGTGGTAATAAAAAAGACCAGTGCTTTCACACCAGCCTTTCCATGCTTCTTTTGTATATTGTGCATAAATCTTTACCAAACCCGGCTGTATAACCCCGTGTTTTCAGATACTCAAAAGTAAAAATGCACAATTCCAAACTTTCTGTATCATTTCCGAACCATCCCGGAGGGTACAAAAAAAGCGCCATACTTAATGTACAGCGCCACTTTCCTGCTCCTGTTTCTTAGAATCCAATATCATCCAGATGCTCGATAATATCGCTGCTCAATGCTTCTGGATTGCTTTTAATAAAACGAACCATTTCTGCAATCCCATCTTCATGACCTTTTACTGAGCAACAAACCCCACCCACGAAATCATCGTAGGTATCCTCGACATTTAAAAGAAGCTCTCTCAACTCTTCCACAGCTAATCCTCCATTGTCTTATGATAGATATCATAATCATTAAACCCATGATTCTTAAATCGGTAGAAAAAAGATGGGCTATCAGGCTCATTTGAACTGGTTCGGATATAACAATTTTTCTTTCCCTTGTACCTTGCATGATAGATATTGTTGATATCATGTGCGACTTTTGCTTTTTCAATATCTGTCATTGGAAGAGATTCTTCTCCACCTCCGCCAGATCCACCACGCTTTCCAGATCTCCCTTTGTGTCCCCAGTTACCAGAACCTTTACCGCCATCTGCATTTAAGAAAATCATATCAATGTCAGATTCACCTGTCAATATGGAAAGCAACCTCTCAATCGATTCTCTGAACGGTTCAAATAGTGATTTCTCTGAAAGTTCTTTCATCGAAAGCCATCTGGCGTTGTGCATCTCATCTTCATCGGCGGTAGGCTCCCCGACATACTGATCTGTCCAATACATCGTTGCCGGAAGGTACTTTCCAGCGCAACCAGGGTTCTTTCCTAATGGCATAAGATTCAGCGGAGTGATCCCGAACTCTTCCTGTGCTTCCCTGATAGCAGCCTGCTCCGGTGTCTCTCCGGGCTCAACCTTGCCACCCGGTCCGCATATGCCCTCGCCATTGCTCCGCTCTGCACACAGGATCTTTCCGTCATGGACAACCAATACCGCCGCGCCCTGTGAATATACCGGTTCAATGCCGATCGTCTCATTCTGAACTTCCGGGCTTTCCCCGGCAATTCGAATTGTCTCGCTGCCCTGCTCCCCATCTTTCCGGGCATCCGCAGCCTGCTCAAAAATCCGGATCATTTCTTCCGGAATCTCCAGATCATCGTCCGTATCCAAACCATTCAGAATCTCATCAATTTCAAAAGACCCATCATCAGCCAGCTTCTTTCTGACTTCCGACGGGTCTAATACGCCATTTACAATATACAGCTGCATAGTCTGGGCTTTTGCAAGATCGGTTGCTGCCCTCTGCTGATCTGTCGCAGCCTGTTCTTTTTCAGTCAAAGACCTCAGCGAAGCAAACTTCACTTTGTACTTCGGAATTTCCAGAATTTCTCCTTCCAGGTATCCCTGCTGTAAAATCAGATCAATGACAATGCGGGCATTTCGCTTCATGTTCCGTTTCTGGATACGTTCCACCATGTTGTAATAGTTTTCCATATCGCTGTCGCCGGTTGCATTCAGTCCCGCCGGGGAACGTCCGAATAAAATGGTCTGCGGAATGTCGGTTACGGCGGAAAGCATGTTACAGGTAGAATCCAGGACATCTTTAACGCCTGCCATCGACAGGGACTTGAAATCATAATCCTCGCCCTCTACGTCAATGGCAATCGAGTTCAGAATGTTTCTGGCAAGGTCGATGACCTGTAACCGGTTCAGGACTTTATCTTCGCCGTCCGCGGTACTCAGCATGTTCGCAAGGTTCTTCATTTTGTAAATACCCTGCGCACTGCGTTCCAACAACTTCACACCATCCTGATGGGACGTGATACATTCCCGTAATGCTCTTTTCAGTCTTGCATATTCCGGAATACCCCAGTATCGGTAATCCTCGCTGCTGGTCTGCTCCGGCACTTTGCCATTCCGAAAAATCAGACATCTGGAACGGTGTACTCTGAAATACCCGTAAATGCTGGATACGACGTAGGTTTCCGTCTCCCCGAGCCTTTCCCGGTTCTTCATTGAATCCTCAAAACGGAACGTCCCAAGGGTTGTATGATCCGGCTGCACCACGGAACGTTCGAACACTCTCAGCTCTTCAATGCTTTTTGCATTCTGCCAGTCCAGCGGCTCTTCCAGCCCCCGACCATCATCAACCAACATAACAATAATAGCGCCGCCATACAGCCGCGCCCATTGTTCTGCCGTCACGAAAGCATCTTCCAGATTCAGTGCATCCATCCGGGCTTCTACATATTCCGAAATATCCTGATCCCCGTAATCAATATCGAAGCCACGCTTCATGGCTTCCTCTGCCGGTCGGTCAATGATCTTCGCAAAAAGTCCATTGCCCTCATATAAAATGGCAAGCTGCATATCGTCCGTATATCCATCTGGACGGTATATGTACCCGGTCGAATTGTCCTGCTTCGTGCCATACTTGTTCAGCATATTGCTGTAGCCGCCATCCTGACGGAACTCCGGCTGTGCTTCCTTTTTATTTCCACCTGCAAATCTGTCTGCAATGGCGGCTGCTCTTTTCTGCCGTTCCCGCTCAGACATTTTCTTTCTCTGTCGTTCGTTCACTGTCTCTTCCTTTCTGGCTTCTGCATTCCGCAGGACTTACCATTTTATTATCTGTCATTCTTTCGTTTCACAAGGCGCTCAATTTTTGCAAATTAAAACGTGTTTTTGTCACAAAATGTGCAAATCAAGGCATTAAATGGACGTTTTCGTGTGAGTTGCACTCCGAATCATATTCCACGCCATGTCCTACCACCCATACCCGTATATGTCGGGACTCAGACCATTTTCATCAACATATTGCTTCATCGTTTCCTCATATCTTTCATAGGCTTCCCCATTATCATGTTCATACAGCCATCCCGGCAGCTTATACTTTCCTGCACATCCGGATGCTGCAAGTATCCAGACAACCAAAAAAAGGATCGCTACGATCAGCAAATCCTCTTCGTCAAACTTCCATCTTTTCATGTTCCTTCTTTTCCCCTTATTGATCCACATCCCTACAGCAGCGAATCAATATCAAAAGTATTCGTTGTCAGCTCGTTAAACGCATCCGATCCCGCATCGACCATATCATCATGTTTGGATTCCGGGAAGCTCTCCAGCTGTGAGAAATACTCTTCGTTCCAGTCTGCAACCAGAACCTCGATATTTCCCCTCTGCCATTGTGCTGCCATCGGGGTTGCCCGCAGCTCCTTACTGCCGGACACTGGAACTGTCTTGACATTGTATCCGGTCAGCATAGACACATACCGCGCCGCCAGCCATTTCCCGGCTTGTCCAGGGTCTTGTGGGATACGCACGACATATTGGAAACCGTACTTTGCACGATCCATCGCTGCGGTAAACATCACCAGCTTTTCAACATCACCAGCTTTCAAACGCTGATTGATAACATTCAGAATGACCAGTGATCCTGTTTTTCTCAGTCCCATCAGTACACCGGCTGTGTAGTCCGCATCGCCGTTTTCATCTTCCTCCGTCGCCGCCATATCCCATGCCCGACACCACATAACGATATCATCAGGGACCTTATCAATCAGCTTCACCTGAGTACGTTTAAAGTAACGTCCGGCGGAAGCCTTGATCTTCCAGTTGCCGCGCAGCAAACGCTCCATATCCACTTCCGGAAGTGCACGTAAGTTTGCCATATAACTTGGATTACTTTCCAAAAGTACCTTATTATCTTGTATGCTTGATGCAATGAATGTCACGCTCTTTGTTGCAAATTCAGCTTCTTTCTCTGGAAGCCCTGCCTGTACAGCATAGGCAATTGCACCCTCTTTTGTTGAGTACCAGGTAATTACATCATTCATATTTACCATCCAACGTATTTGCCCCGATCTCTCCCGTATTGGATATCCGGTATCTTGATCAATCCACCAGGAAATAAATTCAGCAACCCAAGAATCAGCGTCCGGGTTACAAGTTGCTCTTACATACGGTGTCACTCCACATGTTGTTCTGTTTCTTGATAACATATATAAAAACTGATGCTTTGTAAAATGCGTCAGTTCGTCAAATCCAATATATGCAATTTCCGTTCCCTGCCACGAACTAAGCCCGTCATCATTCTCAATATGAGCAAATGTCAATCGTCCTCCATTCCCGTTATTAAATCTCCAATTTAATTTTGGAGTTTTTCTCGGCTTCGCATCAGGAACCTGTGAAAATATCTTCTGGCTTGCATCCCACAAACCGCCTTCTGCTGTAATCTGATTATAATTTCGTCGAAAAATAACCGCACCAAATCCTTTTACATCCTTATGTCTCAAGGCTTCCAGCAACAGCGCATACGTTTTACCTCCACCGGCTGCACCACCATATACAATGATATCTGCTTCCGACGCCATAAACATTGTTTGAGGTCCCGCCTGCGGACCGAGAAGCCCACCTCTCGCTTTATCCCTTCCATTTTCAGGGATATTAAGCTGTGGGTACTCAATAACTGCCAAATCCTCTGTATCATCAGCATCTGGAACGAATGAAAATCTGTTCAAATCCCCTGTAAGTTCTCCAAGTAATCTCACCGCAGATGTATCCCCATCTACAAGTGCCTTTTGCATCAACCGAACAACTACGGCGGTCTGATAATTCTGATCTCCTTTTTTTATTCCAAATAACTCCAGGTTCTTTTTATTTTTTTCTCCAACGACCTCCATTTCCATCAAGGCTTTTGCCGTTTCTCGCATAGTCTTTTTTGCTCTTCTGGCTTCCCCGGATGCAATGCCGCCTTTTCTTCCTCTTTCCTTTGCTTCTTCTGTGCTTCGTACTGGTTTTAAATCTTTCTGCGCCACATCCGTTTTCACCACCCTTCATACATCCTTATCAACGCTAACTCACGTATTTATTTTTCTCCATAGATGCAACTGACAACTTCTATTCCAGCAGCTATTGCTCCATCTATATCAGTTCCTATCTGCCTATAAAACCCCGGATGAACTATACATTCATATGCCCTAGACATTTTCACCCGTTGCTCCTGTGTTATACCTATTCTAAATTCTTTGGCTATACGCAACGCTTTTTTCCATTCACCATTCTTTACTGCCGTTCTCACGATATCCGTTTTCTTTACCATATCAGGCATCCTCACATCAGATCCAATGTAGATCTACTTTCTTCTATGAACCAATTAAAGAATATTATTTCAGAAACATCTGCATTTCGGCATCCGAAAATCCTGCTTCTGTCATAATTTCTTCAACAGCATCAATATCAAGTCGATTAGTCATCACTTCAAGTATTGCTTCAAGCATCTGCTCAAATCTGCTTTCCATACCGTCTACCTCTCATCTGGAATATCGAAATCAGGATCAGGACAACTCTCTCTTCCATTCCGGAATTTTTGAAAATCATTCCATTCTTTGTCTCCACATTGTCCCTCGCTTCTTGCCCATGTATAATAATTTTCCCAACTACATTCATCGAAAAATCCCATTTGTTTAGGTTCTAATGCTAACTGCTCTGAAATAGTCATATCAAGATCTGTCTTACCTGCGGCTTTTCCTTTTAAGGTATGAACGTCAAACACCCAATCTGGTATTTTATCTACACCAAGATTGCATTTTTCGATATCAACATGAGGAATTACTTCTTCATCAAGGACTTTATCTGGCAGCATGAAATTGCAAGCCATATAACATCCATCGCGGTTCTTACGAGCCAGACATAATAATGTGATCGCTTTTGCTACAAAAAGAGGATCTTTATCATACCCTTTTCTCCCTTTATTAACTGTATCATCTGCTATTTTTAACGCGACAATTTCTTTCGTTATAATCCCATAGCAGTCCTCTGCTGATACTACCAATAATCTTTTCCACAAATATGTATGAAAATTTCCAAACAATTCCATTGCTGCATAACCTGCATGATTGAAATCACATCTTCTTATAGATTTTTGAAGCATACTCGCCATATCATACATATTGTGATTATGCCTTGTTCTTAAATCAAATCCCATATTAAATATTCTCCTTTTTTCTCATTTTTAAATTCAAAATAGATAGGAAATGCCCTATCTATCTTTGAATAAAAACGTCAACATTGCGAAAATCCAGAACTTCACTATCTTGAAGAAAGTTTTTAACATTGACCTCTCCAACTACTTCTCCGGTCTCCTTGCTTGTAATAATGAGAGTATGGGAATTAAGATGAATAAGGTCTGCAACTGTAATTTTGATTGGATTCAATTTTTTCACTTGGTTTTCCTCTGCTTTCGTTTATTTATCGTAAACGTAACGTAACACCTACGTTCGAGGTGTCAAGATATTTTTGTGAAAAAACTGATTATTGTTACAGTAACCCTTACCTTGGAACATTTATCATTGGTTTATTATTTTTATAATTGTACTTGAAATATTTTCCCCACTTCCTTTTCATATTTTCAATACTATCAATCTGATCTTGTCTCAATTTCGAACTGTCCCCTCCAGCATTTGTATCTTGGAAATCTTTACCGATAATATATCGTGGTTTAAGAATAATTCTGTTATATAAGAGTTCCTGTAAAATCAAATCAAGATCATAATTGTATTTACATTTTTCATCCGGTCTTGCTTTCAAAACTTTCTTATATACCCATTTCATAGAACCAGATGTCCCCTTGAAAGCAAATTCTCCATCATATCCATATGGGACACCTGTCGCATCTATACAAGCATAACCAATACCAAGATCAACCATGAGTTGAGCAATTCTTTCAATTTCTGATGTGATGATCTCTTTGTTTTTATTCAGCCTTGTAATATCATCAAGTCTATACATTACGTCCTCAATATCATCATCCGCCACAAAAATAATATCTTCCGGAGCATTATCAACAATCCACCAATACGTCTTTATTGCATTGTTTACTTCTTCATCCGGAGCAGCCAATATATTTTTAACGCCCGCTTTTCGATATAATTCAGCTTCGCTTTTTCTAACAACATAAGTGCAATGTTCTAATAGCTCTTGCGTCAATATCTTGTTATACCTGTGATATGATTGAACGTAAATACCTAATGATAATTCCCCATCCGCCATATTCACTCCCCCCGCACTCGCCTAAATAATCGTTCTACATCATGTCCCTCATTCATTGCAAAATCCAAAACAGACATATTTGGCAAAAAACATCCCCATTGCTGCCTGTACTCCAATGGATGATAATCAGAATAAATAAGTTCTATTCCAGCAGAAGCAAAATGACTCTCGTTTTGATATGAAGCAGCTCCTGTTCCAGATATATAGACATTTCCTCCCAATTTTTTCACAATTTCTATTACTCTGGTTTCTGATTGACTGCTAATATTCATTTCTGACGATCTGAGCCTTTTGTTGTGCTCATTTAAACCAAAAAACTCAAGGAACATTTCGGTCATTGCAATATTCAATTCAGCCAAATTATCATATTTCTGGTAAATGACATCTGAAAATAAAGGAAAAAGCTCCACGAAATATGGAGCTCTCTTATAATTCATCTCAACTACTTTCAAATGTTTTTCTTTCCATCCGAGAAAATCTTTTGGCTTTACCTCTGTAAGCAACTGTCCAAACTTTTTTTCGAGCGGGATTTTTAGTCTGCATTCTCCCTGCGGCGTCTTAATTCTGTTCCATTCAAACACATAACCATTACTGTATTGAACATCATCAAGATACACAAAGATATCCGATCTCCAGATTTTATAAATGATCCCAAGATACGGGAGATAACACGGTTGGTGAATTGAAACAGATTTCATTCTGACACCTCCAAACCAAATATTTGCTGAAATGCTTCCGCACATAATATTCCACACTGACTTCCCCTTACAGTTGCCAACGCTTGAATACTTTTTTCAGATCGTGGGTGTGGCGGTTTTCTTACAACTTCCTTATATACTCCAATGGCTCGGATTTTTGCATCTACATCTTCTTCGGACACTTCTACAAACTCATTCGGTATAAAAGCTGTTTTTGTGTTAAATCCCCAATCAGTTGACGATGGAACTTCCATCAACAGAATCTTTTTAATTCTGAAAACCAACTCATCTTCCATCTTACCCCAAAGCTGCCGTTGCGGAAGCCTTGCAGCTTCTAAGCAACATTCATTCGTTACATCATGATCTATATGAATATCGCCAGGATGATGCGTAATAATAACTTCAGGACGACAATCTTTGATACATGCTTCGATAAAACGCACAATCTCATGATGATCTGCGTCCTTAAAACGCATACATCCAAAATCGCCTACATATGTTTTTTTCACACCAAGAATATCGTGACTTTTCTTAATGCCTTCTTCTAAATTATCATCCCGCGTTGGGCTCCAATGGCTCAACAAACATACATATACCTCATTCCCATTTTTTGAAACCCTATGAATAAAAGCTCCTGCGCCCAAAGCTTCATCGTCCGGATGCGCCGCTACAACTAAATATCTCATTTTTCCTCCCATATCTTACTTATTTTTCTGTCGTTTTTTCAACAAGCTGTGCCTGCATCTGATCGTACCAAATGGCTCTCGCCTTAATTTTTCTTTTCTGTGTTATTGCAACCTTTTTTCCTTCAATTCCAAGTTTACGAACCAAATCGTTATAATCAATTTCATTCTTACATACAATCATAACGTAATTGTATTTTTCATATCGAATCAGTTCCATATCTTTAACTTCGCGTTCTTCCGGATTGCTATTATCAAGATCAACACCAAGATCAAGATTAAGATCAGCAGTCCAATCCGCAAGCAATTCCAGATCCCATTCTCCCGCATGGACATTATCCTGAATATTGATGGATCTCAATTCTGCTTCGCTATATCCAATCAATCTTTTTACATCTACTTCAATCTCCGGATCACGCCTTGCAAGAATAATAGATCTCTGATTTCCCGCAATCACATTATCATGTTCATCTACCAGAAAAATTCCGAAATCCCCGAATGTATCTAAAGATCTTTCCAATTCTTCTGCCTTTTTCTTCGATATTTTTCTGGGATTTCCAAAATTATGTTTCAAATCCCCTACCTTCATTTTGCATACTTCAATTCTCTTTTCTCCCATTTTCTTATTAACCTTTCTGTTAAAAAACCGTTTTCTATGATACACTCATCGTATATTATCTACAATTTTTCATTTAATTTATTAAGCATCTACACAGGAGGTACACGCATGTACAGCGGAAATGAAAATCTAATAAACGACGGGCAATATCTACCATATTCCGTTCTCGATTTTTGGCAATGGGCTTATTCAAATCTCATTCATAATGTATCAAGAGGAACATTTGCTGAATTTATAGTAAAATCTGCCCTTGAACAGAATAACATCCCAGGCAATTGCGAAAACAAAACCGGTTTCGAACCATATGATCTGGATGGTCCTATTATCCCTTTTTTAAACCGCGCTTCACGCATCGAAGTAAAGTCTGCTGCCTTTGTCCAGCAGTGGGATATCAAGCACCCAGATCGTACATCTTTCGGTATTGCTCCAGCAAAACTCCCCGATGAAACCGGAGACTACCCACAATTTGCAGAAAAGCAGCGGAATAATGATCTTTATGTCTTTACACTGTATACCGCCAAAGACCGCCGCAGAAATATTCTCGATCTTTCCTGGTGGCAATTTTTTGTTCTCCCTACTTTTTTGATTAACAACGATCCCAAACTAAACAGCCAGAAAACCATTTCTCTATCAAAAGTAAAGGAATTATGCACTTGCCTTTCTTTCAATGATCTCTATCCTGCAATTATATCTTCCTGTGAAAAGATAGGAAAATACTACTCTTCAATTAAAGAACAATAACCAAAAACAGACTGGACATTCTCTATGAACATTCAGTCTGCTTTCCAATTCATCAAATAAAGACAGATCACGCACCTTACGGTGAATGATCTGCCTTTCAGGGAGAAAATAAATGAAAAAATGAACTGCCAATCTATCTGCTCATTCGGTTTTGGCACTTACCATATTATCATCCTGTCTCTCCCCGGTAAACCTACTCTTTTTCTACCTGTATTTTTGCAATACAGCTCAGAGTTCGTAACAGCCCCAGGCACGGCTTATTTACTGCATTCCCAACAAATATACAGCTACGATCTTACAGGCAATTCCAATGTCTTTATACACGGTTTTCTCGCTTACGTTTTCTGCTGCAGCAATTTCCGGTACCGTCATAGGCTCATCTGCAATATATAACGCATACAACTCCCGGAATCGGCGTTTTCCTTCTTCATTCGTGATCTTGTCACACTCTTCCCGATACAACCGGATTGCCGTTTCGATGCAGTGGATACAATACAGATTTTCTTTCCGTTTCTGCTCACTGTTTGAAATCAGCATTTCAGAATCACTCACAAGCTTCTCTGCATTCCCCATCAGATCTTCAACAAATTTCCAGCGCAGCTCAATCTTTTCCTCATCGGTAAACTCGGTTTCGCATTCAACCGCTGCTTTCGCCCGGCGGTATGAGGAAAGAAGTTTTTTGGTAATGCGAACCTTGTCCTTTTTCCGTCCCTCTTCTTTCCTCTTCTCATCCAGATACTGTTTCATCATTTCCTTTGCGCTCGCTTCTGCCAGCTTCCGCAGTTCATCCTCTGAAAGAAGATATCTTACTTTCTTGTCCATGCCATAACCTCCACAACCGTTGACTTTGCTTTACCATTTTTGTATAATCTCCTTAGTGTTTCGGGCTGCCGCCGGGTTTCGGAGGTGGCTCTTTTTTTGACCTTGTGTAAACCTTGGGTAAATGCTTGGATAAATCTTGTGTAAACCTTGGATAAAATTATGCTCCCTGATCCTCCGGAAAACGGAAAGATTTCAGATGATGCTTGTATTCACTTTCGATCGCCCTTAAACGCATTCTACGAAGCACATCTTCTGCAGTTTCCCTTGATTTATAGGATGCGAAGATTATTTCTGTAACTTTTCCCCCGATGGGGTGCACATAAATACAATGTCGAGATACCAGATCATCATCATACAGAGACACGCCACACTGCTCATACGGATAATCCATCGTTCCGTCCTGCGAAATAATCCTCATATTTCTTCCCCCATCAGTTCCTTCCGTGCTGCAGTTCCCATAGCTCTTGGGTAGATTCCGTCACTGTCCGCAACCACTTTCCAGCCATGTTCAGATTCCGTAATCTCGTTGTATAACGTCGTTGGATCGTTTCCATACTCAAAATCATCACCGCCACAGTTTCCGTCCCACTCTGATTCTGGATCGGCACCGCTCTTGATTGATAAAATATCTTTCCGCAGCTGCCCAGGAGTATATTCATATCCGCAATGGATATATTCGACCGTATCATTCTCGCCAAACACCGCCAATGCCAGCCCGCCGCAATTGTCCTCAATAACTTCATATTTTTTCATACTCATTCCTCCGGTTCGTCATATCCGTAATCGTCTTCATCATCAGCATCATTTTCATCGGCAGTAGGACCTTTCAAGGCTGTTTCGTCTGCAACTTCCCCTTCAATCAGCGGAACGTTCATAAAATCCCCGTCCGGACTTGTAGCGATGTTATTATCATCCGGGATAATCTCCCTATACTGATCGTCAAAAATTGTCTGCTGCTCCGTATTGATAATCGGTTTCAGAACGTATTCTCCTGTTACCTCATCGTAAACAAGTTCCATGCCGTCATACTTCGTTCCGCCCTTCATTTCGTCTTTTACTTGCATTACGGAACCAACCTTATGACTGAATTGTGGCTTCATAACCTTTCTATGTTCCGCCGACACTGTTTCATCCATATTCAGGATATAATCTGTATTGATCTTGACATCAATTTTGATCGTCACAGATCCTTCCAGGGTTTCTTTTTCCACCATGTTTTCAATCAATTTCTGCATCACCTTATTCGCATCCTGCCGCATGCCAAGGAAAGCATCATCCTCAATGTGTAACTTCTGTTCAATGTTTGCCATGTCCTCAATCTCCTTATTCTTTTGATTATTTCACAACTTCCGGAACTTTCCTCAGAAGTTCAAGTCCTCCGTTCCCTTCCATCCCAAACAGTACAATCATCAGGAACCATATTGCCATGAATCCCATCAGACCCACCATTACAATCAACCAGATCATCCAATCTTTCAAAATTCCATCACTCCCCTGCAACAGCCCGGATCGTAACATCTACCCGCGGTATCTCCGCATAAAACTTCCGCACCTGTGCATCAACAATGGCAGAATCATCGTGGTAGGCAACAAGATTTAGGCTGTCACAGATAATTTTTTCAATGTTATCAACGTCCGGTTTACTGGTCGGTCTGATTCTGTGCTCCAGCATGGCCTTTCTCTTTTTCTTACTCACAGACTTCGGGATCTCGTAATATGCAATAATCCTCACATCCAGCATTTCGCCAGGTCTGAACATCCGCCCTCTGGCAGCATTTGAATACATCAATCTCACAAGATTTTCGTAATTCACAGTTTCCTTTGGCGTATACGCTTTGCTGAAAGATCCATTATGTACCACCCGCGGACGCTGTTTACCAAACGGCTTGCCCGGGACAGAAAACCTAATACTCGTCACAGGTTCTTCCTCTTCAACCAACATTTCTTCTCTCATCAGCGCTCCCTTTTATTCTGTCGGGCCGGCGGCATCCGGATCGGTATCTTCATAAACTTTCATGAAATACTCCGTTGATTTTCCATTCAACCGCTTTCTCTTACCAGGTCCGACCGTATAACCATTTTCATGCAAAATGGATGCTACCGTTTTTCTGTCTTCCAACTTTGCAATCCTGATCGCTGCAATCTGTCTCAATGCCATTTTTCACCCCTCCATAATCTTCTGCATTTCAAAATACCGTGCCGCAGCTTCCTTTTTCCGCCATGATGTCCCGGTAAACTGCACCGGATAACAGCTTTCAAAAATTCTGTCGTAAATCCTCGCATACCGGATATCCGAACAGGACTGCATCCCTTGGGGATCAAGGTTCGTTGTCAAGATCATCGGCTTTTTGCTCCGATACCGGCTGTCCACGATGTCATATACCTTTTCCAGTGCATAATCGGAACCCCGCTCTGCTCCAAGGTCATCAATGATAAGCAGCTGCGCCTGATTTAACCGCGCCAGATATGTCGCATTGCTCTCATACCCGCTCATTTCCTCCAGCAGCCGAATGAATGATGTCATAATAACCGGTCGCATCTTTTCCAATAAACTATTGGCGATCACAGCCGCGGTATAACTCTTTCCCGTTCCAACGCCGCCGTAAAGCAAAAGCCCGCGACCATCCTCACACATCCTGTCGAACTGGTTTACAAAACGTTTTGCAATCGCAATCCCACGGGCATTTTCCGAAGTAACCTGATAATTAGCAAAGGTGGCATTCTTCAAACGGGTATCCATCATACTCAGCTGCCTTAATGAATCCACTTTCCGTTTGGTTTCCTCCCATGCAAGCCGCTCTTCAATCTTCTGCGATTTTTTCAGCTCGCAATCACAAAAGATATGCACTCTACGCTTTTCAGTTTTTCCAGAACCATCAAACAGCGGCATATCAAACTCCCGTTCCGTAGGCTCCCCACAAATCGGGCAAAATGCTGTTGCTCTGGGAATACTCTTTTTTTCTTCATTCATTCCGAACACCATCCTTTACAATTTTGATTGCCTGCCTAAATGCTTCATATCTTCCATCAACATCTATCAATCTCATTTCAGCCGCTCCACTCTCTGAACATATCATCAAGGCTTTTTCCCTGCTGGTTTTCGACGCTGTTTCGCATTCCTGCTTCTGCCCCTCCGGGAAGAAAATCTATAAACGGGGTCGAATCCGATAAAAACGTTTTCGCATGTTTGATATAAACCGGATCAGTATGCTCCCGCTGCGTTTTTCCAGCATATACCCTCGCTGCTCCCAAAAGCTGTTCTTCCGACCAACCATCATTCAGCCGTGCCTTATATTTCTTATACGCTTCTCCCTTGCCTGTCTTTCGAGGATAAGCCTGCCAAAAGGTTTCAAATCCGCTTGGATAATCATTATATATTTTTTCTTTTGATTCTGAGTTTGTGGAAGTTTCCGCTTTCTGCGATTCTACCTCAACGCCCAAGTTCTCATCATATGGCTTTTCTTTTTTCTCAATTTCCGGTGCTAACTGCTCATTTCCTTTTCTGGCTCTCTCCTTTCTTTTTCGTTCTGTCGCCTTTTCTCTGCTCTCCAATGCCTTATACCACTGCCCTTGCCATTCACTCCAATCATGGATGTAATAATTTCCTTTATAATCAATCCAATTTGTCTCTATAAGTGCATCAACTACTTTTTTCGGCAAAATTTTTTTCTCTAAGCCTACAGTCAGAACATCTGCAATATCTTCTTTATCCGCACCAATTATTTCTCCATCTTTTTTGGCATTATTGATTCCCCACAGCCACAATCTCACCAAAATTCCAAGTGCTTCATTCTGAGAACATCCAATGGCTTTCGCAAGGTTTCTCAATTTCCCACCCATAACTTGCTCATGAATACTAATCCATGCCATCTTGCTCCCTCCAACATTTCAACCTTTTATATATCTTCTACAAGATCCGCGATACCGATCGGCGCTTTCAAAACTTTCGTCTCTCTGCAATAATCGCAGCATTCACATCTTGTTGGCTTAATTTCTCCGCGCTTCACCGCCAGCACATGAGCAATATTGGCTTCTACGCTGTATCTCGCTTCTCTCAGGTAATTGTCCTGGATATGGATGATCTCAATATTCGGAGTGCTCTCCTTACTGATTCCAGCGATGTAAAACGGAAGCCTTTTCCCGGTATTCTGGTACACCACTTCCTGATAAATTGCACCCTGAATGTCATAGCCCCAGTACCGGACAAAATCCAGATATCCGATATCGCGCACCCACTCCAGTTTTGTCAGGGATGCCATAACTTTCAGGTCTACAATTGCAACACCAGGAATATAACTGTCCATCTTGATCTTCCACGGTGTCCCATACAGATCTGCAGTCATGATGACCTGTTTTTCTCCGGACATATATTTCATAAAAAGCTCGTCTCTTTCTGCCCTCTGAATCAACGCATCCGCCTTTACATATTCAGCTTTCAGTCCTCCATCCCTTTTAAACATTTCCGGATGGTCTTTTTTAAACATATCAAGGGTTCCTTCGAAATAGTGGTCTACATAACTGCCAACCATCAACGCAGTAGAACTCGGCTGCTCATACTCGCCTTTGAGTTTTGCAAGGGCGGCTGCTTCACATGCCATCCGCCCATATGTACCGTTGAAATCCTTGAACTGGGAAACCGACATATATTCGTAATTCGCCAGCTCTGAATAATAATTTTCTTCTGTCAATGTGATTCCCATGATTAAACCTCCCTGTATTCAGCGCCAACAAATTTGATATAATCCAGAATTTTCCGGTGCTGCTCTTCATTTCCCCTGATCTGAATCGTCCAAATTTTACGTCCTCCGGTCAATCCGGGCTGCCGCCCTACCGGTTCGGCACTTGATCCCGTCACGGCCTGCTGGTACGCATGTCTTTCAATGCTCTCAACCGCCTTTCCAGTCTCCGACTTAGGTTCTGCCAATCTACTCTCAACAGGTTCTTTTTCCGGTTCCTGCGGCTGTTCCTCCTGTCTTGCAAGCGCTTCCCGCTTTGCCGCTGCTTCTTTTTCCCTCTTCGCAGTTTCCTCGGCTTCCCTACGCTGACGTTCTCTTTCCAGAATCATCTCTTTCTGTCTGCGTAACTCCTGAACCTTGCACAGCGCTTCCGAAAGCACCAGATTTACGCCATATACTTTCTTTGCTTCCTCCAGAAAATCTTCATCCACGCCATCCAGGACGCTCAGATCACCTTTTGTATTTGCAACAGCCGTATCTACGGCGGACTGCCAGATTTTCTTGCCAGTGGTCTTATTCTCCCATTTACTGTCATAAATCTTAAATTTCAGTTTTGAAGCAATGATTTCCGGAAGTTCTGCGAACTTTTCATCCATATAATTCAGGATTTCTTTTTTCTTCTGTCTCTTCTGATCTTCCTCATACGCTTTTGCCTGACTATCTAACTCCAAGATCGGTTTATCAATGATTGCAACCAGCTCTTTTGCCTGCGGCTCCATCTCCTTTTTATACGGCTCCAGGCATTTCTCTTTAACTTCCTTTCTCCGATCCTCCACGGAAGTTCTGAGTTTCCGCAGGAAAGCAATATCCTTTTTCACATCAGCAATCGAATTGTCGTCGTATACGATTCCCTCGTACTTTTTCATTTCTGCAGCAAGCGCCGTCTTTAATTCTTCAAAATTCCAATGGATCGCGCCTACTTCCTGATTGACTACCACCTGTAATTCGTTCAGTTCATTCATTTCTTTATCCTCCTAATTATTTCCACGGCAATTCATCCGCGGACATATCTTCCTGCATCATAAAGTTTGCATCCGCCGGCATAGGCTCTGGATGATTGTCATACCGCTGTTCAAACTGCCTGAACTCATCAGGAATTGCCTGCTGTCCTTTTTCTTTTCTCTCATTCTGCCCGTTTTCAGCAACTATCGGTTCTTTTTCTCCCTGCTGCACCTGTGCAAACACATCTACCGGGGCACCATTATCCGGAAGTGCCACTGATACAGATCTGCCATCAAGATATACAGGCTGACCATTTTCAAATTCCACATCGCCACCAGCCAAATATGCCTTTTGCTGCTCGATATTATCAAAATCAAGATCAATCAGCTTACATAATCTGCGGAGCACAGTCTTCTTGTACATTTCTCCAGTGCTACTTATCCAAGCCTGGCTGTCTTTCTTCTTTGAATAAGTATCCCTGACTTTTTCGATCTCTTCTGCGCTCATCGTGTCATACATCATCGAGCCATCTCTGAACACAACGATTGCAAACGAACCGATCATAGGATTGTTGGAAAACGGTAACGGCTTAAATCTCACATTCTGCACGCCGCCATCTACCTCTTCCAGGAAGAAATCCCCTTCCCGTACAACCTTTGCATAAATATCTTTGATCGGGTTTCTGGAAAACCGCTTACACATCTTGATCTCGCCCTTGTAATCCGTCTGGAAGCTCAGCTCCCCACCGTAAGGGATCGCATAACATTCCCCGTTGAAATAATCCAAACCGAGGTATGCTGCCTTGCACAGACACACTGCCATAGATTCAAATGTGATCTTGCCAAGCTCCAGCTTTTTCTTCTTGTCTTTCAGCATCTCGGAAATAACCGTAACGGTATTTAATGCAAACCGTTCCTGATTAAATCCAGCCGGCAGCGCCGCTTTGTGTGTGGTCAGTTCCTTGATAATTGAACTCTGCACCCCTGAAAGCCACTGTTTTTCTGTCATTTCTGCCATTTCCCTTGTCCTCCTGTTCATCTCTTTCAAATCTCATATCAGCAAATGTAAGAGTGTTGATTGCCCGCCTGCCAAAATACTCTTTAATCACATCCGGCAGTAAATACGGAACATATGCTTCATTCTTGCCAGATACAAGAGCCTTTCTTTTGGCATACCGCACGAGCTTTTCAAACTGTTCATCTGTCAAGTGATACCCGTCGTCTTCTGCGTCTCTTCTTATTTCTTCGAATAATTCCTGCATCTTCCAGCGTCCTCCGCATTTCTCCCGCAATTTCTCCGATGACCAATACCATTCCGAGAACGAGCCATTCTCCGCCAACAGCAATGTATCCTCTCTCCTGATATGCCTTCTGGACACAATAAGCTGTCGCAGCAACTCCGATCACGATCCACAGCCACTTCTTTTCCAGATACTTCATTTCTCATCCTCTCTGTTTGCTAAAATACATCTCGTTTACCCTTATGTAAGGATCTGTCCCTTTCAAATACCCGCAGGACGTAAAATACAAAACGTCTTCCGGAAGCCCTGTTCCAACTTTCAGCATATGCTTGACAGCTTCATAGCAGCTTTCCGTTGTCTTTGTACGGTCATATCTTCCGTTCCACATGGAAGAAAACTGTCGCGGCTGCCAGATTACCTCTGTGATCGTATCCGGGAATCTTTCGGACAGGACACGGTTCATAACGACGCAAGCTACATCGTACTGCGCTTCAAATCCCTGATCCTCTGCTTCCGCAGCAACCAATCGAGCCAGAAGCTCGTATTCCTCTTCTGAAATGGAAAATACAGGCTTACTGACAGGTTCTTTGCTTTCCACTTCTGCTTCTGTTTCCCTCTCTTCCGGATAGATGTCTACTACCACAGGGGCTTCTGATTCCACAGTTTCTACTTCTTCTTTCACATCATGCTCCACTTGCCACAGATACCGTCCGGCTCCTGCCGTCATTTCCTTTTTCCGGTATTCCGCCAGCACAACCGAATGGGCTGATGCGGCAAGATATACCCCGGCTCCACAGGCTATTAAAGCTCTCACACAATTAGCTCTCATTTCTTATCCTTTCAGTGCTTTTTCGCCTACCAACTTCATCTCACTGATAACTTCTGCCAGTGTATCCAAACGCTGTAAGATTCCCTGCAAAACCGGCTTTTCCTCTTCTGAAATAACCCCGTCCTCGGCAATCTCAATCAGGCCTTCTTCCATCTTTTTGATTTTTCCGGAATCAAATTCTCGAATCAGCCTAAGTGCGATTCCCTCAATTCCCTTTATCTCTGTAGCAAGCGGCATTGCCTTGCCGATCGGACATTCACTTTTGCAATACCCGTTCTTTAATTCCGGGCAATTATAGAGGTCAGCCATCAAAACCACCTTATCGACTGGAACCACTTTAACGTTTCCAAGCTCGTAATCGGCAAGAGCTGCTACTGAAATTCCCAGCAGTTCCGCAGCACCTTCACGGCTCCATAGCCGTTCATTATATGCCGCAGCCTTTTTTCTGGCTTGAAAATATATATTTTGGTTCTCCTTTACAGGTCCATTCCCCATTTTGATTTCTCCCTTTTTGACCTACAATTTAATCAGTGTCAAGCAGTTCTGCAGTTCCATCAATCCCAAGAACCTCACTTATCGCCATAATTGCAGGTTCTGAAAATACACGCCCATTGATAATTGCAGACGTATATCCCCTTGTCATATTCACTGCTTTTGCCAAATCCGCCACCTGCCAATCACGCTTTATCATTGCAATCTTGGCGGATTTACACCAATCTGACAACTTTTTCGCCATCTGGAATCCTCCTTTTCTTTACTTTTGTAAGTTAATATCGTAGAATAATTTTGATTATATTTTTTACAGCAATATTTAACTTACATTCGTATCGTAGCTGGAAGATTCCAGTTTGTCAATATTTTAAATGGAATTTTCCATTATTTAGGAGGTAAAATGTCTGATATCTATAAAAGACTTGTTGAACTAAAAAATAGTTCCGGAATGAGTGGAACACAACTTGCAACAATGTTCGGAATATCTTCCACTTCCTTTACTGACTGGGGAAAGGGGAAAGGAAAGCCATCTGTTGAAACTCTCACAAAATTTGCAGAATATTTCAATGTCTCAATGGATTGGATTGTGTTCGGTAAAGAAACCATAAAAAGTCCTGTGGAAGAATTGGAATTTTCCATTTCGGAAGAAGACAAACTTCTTTTAAAAAAATACCACTATTTAACACCCGAATTGCAAGCACAGGTTCTTGCATATATAGACGGCATACTATCCGTCATTTCCTCTACGACACCCCCTCAAACAAAGTCGAATATCGAAAAAGAAAGGTTGTCAAGTTAAGCACCTATTTAATGCTTCGTTAAAGCAGAAAGGAAAAATAAAATGAAAAACTCAACAATTAAGTTTCCCAAAGAACAGCAAACTTCGCCGGAACAGGAAGCCTTTATTTTAGAGTTGCAAAGATTATTAAGCTGTTATCAGCTCGCAAGTGCACCGGACAAGAATGTTGTTTGGGCAGTCCTGAACAAATATGCACCTCAGATAGACATCTAAAGGAGAGGAAAAATAAAATGAAACTACCCAACGGTTACGGAAGCGTAACCAAACTTTCCGGGAACCGCCGCAAGCCTTATATCGCTCGTGTTACCCTTGGCTGGATAACAGACGAACACACCGGAAAGACCATTCAAAACCGTGTTCCGATCGGAACATTCAAAACAAAAAAGGAGGCTCTGCAGGCACTCGCTGAGTATGGGGCTAATCCCTACGACATTCAAAACGCATCCTTGACTTTGGCTGAACTTTACGAAAAATGGACCGCCGCATATTTTCCCACACTGGAAAATGACTCTTCCTGCAGAACAATTCGATCCGCTTGGAATTATTGCCATGAAATCGCAGGAATGCGTGTCAAAGATCTTCGCGCCCGCCATATCAAAGGAATAATAGACGACGGTTACATCATCTCTTCCCGCGACAAAAACAAAGGCGAAAAGGTTCTTGCGTCCGCAGGGACAAAGGCTCGTATCAAGTCTATGTTTAATCTAATGTTGGATTATGCGCTCGAATATGAACTGATCGACAAAAACTATGCCCGCACATTTGATCTGTCGGACGACATCGTAAAAGAAAAGGAAGAAACAAAGCGAGGGCATATCATTTTCAATGATGAAGAAAGACAACTTCTGTGGGATAATGTTGGAACCATTCGCTTTGTAGACTGGATTCTCATCCAGTGTTACATGGGCTGGCGTCCACAGGAGCTTGCAAGACTGGAGTTAGAGGATGTACACTTGGATGAACGTTATATTGTCGGTGGAATGAAAACCGCCGCCGGTCAACACCGTATGGTTCCAATTCATCCAAAAATTTTTAATCTTGTTAAAAGGAACTATGACCTCGCCATATCGCTTGGAAGCCATCGGCTCTTCAATGATCCCGATTCTCCAAAGGGTGGCATGACTATCACATACGACAAATACGCTGATCGTTTTGCGAAAGTAGTTACTGCCCTCAAGCTCAAGAAAGATCACAGACCACACGATCCCCGCATGACATTTGTTACTATGGCAAAGAAAGCCAATGTTGATGAATATACCATCAAAAAACTGGTCGGTCACAGCGTCACCGACATAACAGAAGCCACCTATACAGAACGTGATCTGGAATGGCTCAGAACAGAACTGGAAAAGATACCGTAA